TTCTATTGGCCAAATAGCAGCAGACATACCGATTGGCGTAGCAAGAGCTGGTGCTGGCCTTGCTGATATTTTATCTCTTGCAGGTCGTTCTTTGACCGGACAGGCATTTCAACGTAGCACTCCAACGTTTTCGGCGGCTGAATCGTTACAAAAAGGTTTGAAACAAATCGGTTACGGTGAAGAGACGCCGTTGCAAAGAGCGGTAAGTTTTATGACGCCGATTGCACCAGCAAAACTCGGACAACAAGCATTAGCCGGGCTTTTGTCTTATGGAGGTGCTGAAATAGGTAAAGAAAGTGGAGGCGTTCCTGGAGAAATTGCTGGTGCCGTGTTAGCTCCAACAGCAGGACAGCTAAGCATATCTGCTCTTCGTGGCGTTGCTCCTATTGCGCAAATCTTAGCAGGAAGCACTCCTGCGATGGAGCGAGCTGTTTCTAGAGAGTTAATTGCTGCTGCGGGTCCAGAAGGTGTGGAACGTTTGCGAGCAGCACAAACTTTGCCGGAAGCGTTGGTGTCTCCCTTAGGGCAACCGATTACCGCAGCAGAAATTGCACAAACACCTGGACTTGCAAGTGTGCAATATCAATACGGGAAAGAAATTCCAACCGGTCAATTACTGACAGATACCGCAGCGGCACGTAAGGCTGCTCAAGAAATGGCGTTATCTGAGCTTGGTCGAGTGCCTCAACGAGGCGAATTAGCCGCTGGATTACGTCAGGTCGCTACACAAGCTGCGGCTGAAAAAGCTGCTAAAGAAGCAAACGTTTTAGAGAGTTTAGGACTAACGGAGGAGCTTCGTCGAGTTACTCCGGCAGAGCGTGGGCAGAGAATCCTGGAACAACTTAATTTAACCAAGGAATCTGATGTTGTTAAATCCATCGACACAGATATTACCTCAAAGATTCCGACTGCCGCTCAAGAACCAAGCAAGCTGGTAAAAGCACTTGGCGAAAGTCTTGCTTCAAAAATTGCTACTGCCAGAGAAGCAGCAAAAGAAGCTGGTCGCACCGCTTTCAAGGATCCTGAGGTATATAACGTATCAGTTGATCTGCCGGATATTCGCAAGGATGTAAAAGGTATTGTCTCAGACTGGAAGCGAGATCCCTCTCAGCGCATTGACGATGCACGAATCACGCAGCAGATAAAACAATTAAAAGCCTTGGCTATTCCAACTAAAGACCTGCCTGAAGGTGTTGTTGCCACAGCTCGCATTGGTGAACTGCACAACATTCAAGTAGAGCTTGGCAAGGTAATTGCAAAAGCTAAAACGGGAGAAGCAACGCCAGGACAAGCACTAGCAAAATCGCTTTATAATTATGTCGGGAACATCATTGACAAAGCACCTGGTTCTGAAAAATTACTAGAAGCAAAAAGCAAATGGCGATCATATTTTGACACGTTTGTATATGATCGAGAACGTCAAAAAACATCTCCGCTTAAAGCTATCATTGGTAAAAGCCCAGAAGATGTTGTTACTTTTCTCACGAGTAAATCTGTCAACGTAGAAGCACTTAAAAAAGCTGGCATTGATCTTACTGATATAGAAACACAAAAACTTAGTGAATTTGTAAATCTCCCAAATGCTAAAAAGAAACTTCAGTGGATTGAAACAAATCGACCAAAACTTTCTGAAACAGGTTTCTGGCCAAGCATTGAAAAGTACGCAGAGCAACTCAAAACTGTTGCTGGCGAACCTTCTACGGTAGCTGCAAAACGAGTTAGTGAGGTTGTTGATTTGGCCCTTCGCAATCCTGAAAACGCTGCTGATATTGTCAGCCGTACTGGTGGTAAAGAATTGCGAGATGAATTGCTAACACGATTAGAAAACCAAGGGAAAAAAGCGCAAACGTATCTTCGTAGCAATTTGGATACGTTCAAAGCTGTATTTGGGTCGGATGTCAATAAAATCTCGGAGTATGCAACGTCAGTTGGAACACCGGACGAGTTTGCTGCATACGCCAAAATTGAAGATGCCACGATTCCAAAAACTATCTTTAGTAATGCGCAACGCACTAAAGATTTTATGGCAAAATTTAAAGGCACCGAAGCTGAATCATTAGCTCGTGGCCGTTTTATAGCGGATTTGAAGCCAGAGCGTGCAGGACTCGCAGAACGTCTCAACAATCAAGATCAGATTGCTCGGGCATTGTTTGGTGATGATTTGAATAAAGTACAAACGGTGGTTAACGACATTGAAAGTTCTCGCTTGCCGTTTGAAAAAGCAACTACCGCAACGGGTCGTCAATCCATTACGGGACAGGTCGGCACTACAATGGGATATATTTTTAGCCAACGTGCGCTGATTAAGAGCATGAAACTTGGCCAAGTAATGTCGCCTACTCTCGCTTTGTACGATCCACTTCAAGCACTTTCTACTTTTGCGGTTGGACGCTTAGGAGCATTACGAGATTCGCAAATGAATGAAATTGCGATTAAGATGCTGAAGGATCCAAAGTTAATTGACTTAGCGGCTGCTCCACCTACAGTTGATAACGTAAAACGTTTCACTGAACAACTTACTCAACTTGGATATTTTGCAACAAAAGCGAAAGGTGACAAACAAATAACCGCACCCGAATCTTCTTTAAGCACAAGTGCAGAAACACCGCAAACATCAGAAACATTAGAAACCGACGAGGTAGACTTCAGTCAGTATTCTGTGGATGAGCTAAAAGCTATTGCTCGAATGGCTGAGAAAACACCAGCGCCAGTAGCACCAACACAGCCTGTGGCCAAACAAAACATCAGCGCATTGATTGCAGAACAACCACCAATCATCCAGGCGATTATCAAGACAGAATCGGCGGGCAAGCCAAAAGCTGTAAGCGGTAAAGGTGCACGAGGACTGATGCAGCTCATGCCTGGAACAGCTAAGGAACTTGGCGTAGACCCTAACGACCCTGCGCAGAATATCGAAGGTGGCACACGCTACTTCAATCAGATGAAGGACCAATTTGGCGATACTAAACTGGCATTAGCTGCGTATAACTGGGGTCCAGGTAATCTCAAGAAAGCGCAAGCAAAGGTTGAGGCGAAGGGTAAGAAACCAACGTGGGAAAATGTATTAAAGTATGTCTCTGTGCCTAACGAGACAGAGCAGTATGTAAAGAAAGTATTGAGTTTAGCGTAGGAGATATATGGGCTGGAGCGGAGGGACATACTCTAAAGGAAATAGCGCCACAGGCGGTTGGGCTGGTGATGCCTCTCTTGGCATTGGCATTGAGGCTGGTCGTCATGACACGCAAGACAATGACTTTGCCACTGGCATTAACAACTGTATCGCTAAGGACGGACAGAACGCTGCTACTGCTGATCTCCCAATGGGAGCGTTTAAGCACACCAACGTAGCTAATGCGACTGCACGTAATAACTACGCTGCTGTTGGACAGGTGCAGGACGGTGACTTCATCTGGCTGGGTACTGCTGGTGGTACTGCTACAGCACTTACGGCAAGTGCCACTCCAGATATTACAGCCTACAAAGCTGGACAAAAGTTTCGACTTATTACCGCCTCTGGTTCGACCGGATCAACGGCAACTGCACATACGCTTGCAATTGACGGATTGCCTAGTCCAAAAAATATCGTGAATAACGAGGACAGCACTAATCCCACGCTCGGCACGTGGGTAGCAGGTGCGATCATGGAGCTTGTGTATGATGGTACTAATTTTAGGATTACGAACGATCCTGGGGGATGGTTGACCTGGACTCCAACGCTTACTCCAGGTGGATCGATGACTTTTACCTCTGTCGTCAGAACAATTACGCAATTTAGAAAAACAGGTAAAACAGTAATTATTCACTACAATATCAATGGAACTACCGGAGGTACAGGCTCCCCCTGGATTGATGTTAGTTTGCCTGTCAATTCGACATTTACAGGCGATTTACTTCCAGTGCTTACTTATGACGCCATTTGGTTAAGTTCTTCAGCTTCTTTTACCTCTGTTGCTGCCTTTCGGCATTTTGCAACAGTCTCGACAGGCATTAATTTTAATTTAGGCACTGGGAAATATATAAATGCAATCGTTTCTTACAGGAGTGTGTAATTATGGACTGGCTAAATTTATTACCGCCACAAATATCTGCCAACGAAGCAAGCGATTCATTTCTTGAACAAATAATTCGACATTATCGCAACACGCAACTTGCCGCATCTGACTGGACACAGCTCCCAGATATTGAAACGGACAAAGTTGATGTTGCAGCGTGGCGTGTCTATCGCCAGGAGTTGCGGGACATGATGAACAAAGGCGTACCACCGAAAGAGATTGTCTTTCCTACGCCTCCAATATGAAGCAGTTAAGGCTTGTCAGAGTTACGGAGCACAACGGCGCTACGTTTGGCGTTCTCTGTATCGACGATGCGCCTGAGTTTGTTACGCTTGAAGATGCGTGGCGAGACAATGAAACGAACATTAGTTGCATACCTCAAGGCCGTTACAAGATAGTCCGGCACAAGTCGCCTAAGTTTGGTTTGGTATACAAGGTTTGTGACGTACCTGAGCGTGAACATATTTTGATCCACGCAGGTAATACCCACAAGGATACACACGGCTGTATTTTACTTGGGATGCAATACGGTAAACTTGGTCCTGAATCTGCTGTCCTTGCAAGTCGGTCTGCGTTTTTGCAGTTCATGGAGAAGATGCAGGACACTCCAGAAGCACAACTGATTATCATTGATGCTTATGGTGGAGGCCGTGTCCATTGACGGAGCAAGATTTAACACAATTCAAAACGTGGCTAGACCTAGCTGTAAAAGCAGCCATTGGCGTTGTCATATCGATTGTCGGAATGGATTACCGGTCTGTTAAGAACAGCTTAAAAGAGCTGGAAGAGTCGAAGTATCGCACCACGATGGAAGTGCAGATTATCCAGGCCGAATTGACCCATATAAAAAGCCAGCTTGAGCGACTCGATAAGAAGCTAGACAAGGTCCTAGACAAATGAGAGTGCTGATAGTGCTGTTGGCATTGATGGCTACGGCACAAGCACAAGGCGCTAGTTACCTTGCCCTGTGTCATCCTTCTACCGACTGCAAGGCCGTTAAACGCACCTGGAGCGGCCAGGATACGATTATTACAGGTTGGCTAGAGCAAACCTTTGGCTCACAGTGCAAGTGCGCTGACGAGCTTTTACAGAGCCGTAAAGCCAAAGTCATACGAGTCCATCTGATAAACTCACCGTGTATGCGAAATGGCCGGTGTGGGAAGTATGAGCTGCTTTATGGCGAGACGGCTGATTCAGCGAGTAAGAAGGTGCGGCGTGGCAATCGTCAGTTTTTGCACAAGTTCGACAGAATAGTTCGTAGGTTTCGGAACCGATTAAACAGAGCGACAGGTAGTGTTCAGTGTTTTGTGTCGCCGTGTCTTGAGTGTGACCTTGATGGAAGAGCTAGAACCCTACTTGCCGCTCGTGTATCTGCTATGCTGCCTGGCTGTAACATTGTGGATAATCCTTTCAGAACCGCCTGTTTGCCAGGGTACGTCTGTGAGAAGCATGGAGCAAGTCCTAGACTTACTGCGCCATGTATCGTTGATTTAGACGGCGTTGATGGGACTGATATAAACGTTGACAAGTTTGCCAAGCGTTATCGACACTGTGACATAGCCTTCTATTGGGAACATTGGATGAACTGTATTCGGGGTCCGTTTGTGGACCCACGGAAACGTGATTGCAAGTACGATAGAAGTATGTACGACTATACAAAGGGTATTTTATGCCATTCTTTCTTGGGTCAATCATTCGACACTTGCTTACATTAGCGGCTGGTAGTTTGTTAGGTATCGGCATTACTGAGGATGACGCACACAACCTTGTAAGAGCTGCGGAGCCAGTTGTAGGTGGTGCTGTGCTTTACGGCGTATCTCAGGCTTGGTCACTTGTTGATAGTAAAAAGAAGAAGCGTTAAACGTCCGTAGAAAGACGGTAACGCTTGTAGCGAAGTTTGCTTTCTTCTGCTGCTGGCGTTGCTTTGTCTGCGTTTGTGTTTTCTTCCACGTATTTTACGATTAGGGCAAAGCGACCCTGTGACCTTACTTTGTCTAATTGCAGTTTAAATTGTTCCTTAGCTTGTTTACGCATTTCGTCAGCTAAGGAATCGTCATCATACAATTCACGTATGAGG